TCCTCGTCGCTGTTCTCTTCGGTCTCGGAAAGAACCTCCTGCTCAGGCGACTCGGCCTGCGCATCCGTTTGTTCTGCGGTCGGCTCCGCATCCTCGGCCTGATCGTCCACTGAAGTGGCTTCCGGCTCCGGCGCTTGTCGCTCGACGGCTGACGCCTTCTCTTCCTCCCCGCTGAATCGTGTCTTCAGTAGCTTGGCCAACGCCGATTCGTCGAACTGCATCGGGTTGATTGGGGGCTGTGCCGTGTTTTGGGCAGGTTTCGCTTCCTGTGTATTCGTCGGGATGTCCATGCTTTTAGACCCTGCAAGCCGGGTATGCTGCGCCATGGTTGTTTAAGGCCAACCAAGAAGCCGTTGTGTGAGTGAGAGCCTAGAACTGACCGGAAGTCAATTCCCTCCCGTTTCTTAACGCACTGATTTGTGCGATGAGATCCTTGATCGCGGCTGCCCGGCCTGCGTTGTAGGCACGGTCCTCCGCGGAAAGTGATGGGAGGATGGCGCTGTGCACCTCGTCCCGTAGCGTGTCGTCGATGAGCTGGCCCATGGCCTTGAGCACGGGGTGCTCCTCGGACACTGATAGGGCCTCCGAGAGCTGTTCGTCGTTCAGTTTCATTGGACTCCGAGGCGGCCGGTGATGGCGTTCTGCTGCTGCTGCACGCTGAACTGCAGGTTCTCAATGTACTTCTGCAGGTTGGCCTGGAAGAGCGGGTCCTGCTGAAGCTGGGCCTGATATTTGGGGTTGGATTGCAGGACTTGCTGGCTGAATTGCAGGCGCATGGGCGCGGTGGGGTCGTTCTCCCGGAGCTGGGGCGGGTTGCCGAGGCTCATGAGGGCGATCTCGTCGTTGGTCTCGTTGAACATCTTCTGCGCGGCGGGGCCCTGCTGCATGACCAGCTCGCTGGCCAGGTTGGGGTCAATGGCCCGGAGGGCGACGGAGATCAGCTTGGCGCGGTCGATGACGCCGGCGGTGTCGAGGGGAAGGACGAGAGATGAGATGGCCTTGAGCTTCTCGGTGACCAGGTCGGTGGACAGCTCGCGGATGTCGAACTTCAGCATCACGTCGAAGTCCTGAATGTCGGGAGGCAGCGGGGTGGCCGAGGCCGTGATGCGCTGGATCTCGGCGGGGCCGATGTATTGGAGCGTGAGTGCCAGGACCTGGCGGAAGGCCTCGGTCCAGCCGTGCAGCCAGTTGTTGATCAGGCGCTGCTGGCGCATCTGGGTGATGACTGGCGGGACCTTCTCGGTCGGGCGGCCGAAGTAGCGGTCGGTCTGGGCCTCGATGGCTGCGATCAGTTGGAAGGCCACACCGGGCTCGCGGGCGGGCGGTTGCAGGAAGCCGATCTCGCCGCGGCGCAGGACCGGGATCTGGATGGCGGGGCCGATCTTCAGGTTGCCGCCGCGGGTCTTGGGGACTTCGATGGGCGGCAGGGTGGCCAGGGACGTGTAGTCGAAGATGCTGTCGCGCTGGGCCTTCACCTCATGCTGCCAGGTGGAGCAGACCTCGGGCACGCCGCGGCTCTCGGTGATCTGGCGGTGGATGAGCTCGGAACGCCAGATGACGAAGGGATACTGCCCGTGCGCGTAGTCCAGGGCTTCGAAGTAGCCCCACTTGTCGCCGACCTGGGGGCTGAAGACGGTGTAGAACACGCCCGGGATGCCGTCGGAGTCGATTGACTTCTGGTAGGCGTAGACCACCTCGATCAGGTTCTCGCGGTCGAGGATACTGTTTTCAGCCAGGCCGACGGCGCCGTAGGTGTAGGCCGAGTAGTCGCTGAAGCGGCCCATCGTGTTGATGGCCTCCTGCGCCCACTCGGCGTCCCACTCCTCGGTCTCGACCTTGTTCAGGAGCTGGGCCTCGGTCATGTAGAACCGGCGGAAGACTACCCGGGCGGACTGGATGTCGGTGGTCTCGGGCGGGAAGACCAGCTCGTCGTAGGGGGCCAGGGCTGCGACCATGGGCTTGTTCGTGACCATCGTGGGGATGGGGAACTCGCACTCGCCCTCGGTGCGCAGGTCGCGGATGGCCTTGAGGGCCCGGCGCTTGCGCAGGTTGGGGAAGGCTGAGAGCAGGAGCTCCGCGGATTGGTCGTCGGCCTCGGGATTGGCGATGAGGTTTGGCAGGTCGGCCAGGATGGAGTCCGAGGGGGACTGGGCGGCCAGGGCCATGATCTGGTCCATGGTCAGGTACTGCTCCTTTTGACCCATCTCCTGCTGCCAGGTGACGTGGACGCCGGCCCAGCCGTAGGTCCAGAGATACTGGGAGAGCAGCTCGACCTCGCGGGTGAGGTCGTTGTACATCCGGGCGTTGACCGTCCAGTCCATCAGGTTGTGCGCGGTGACGGCCTGGTCGAGCTGGCTGATGTTGGTGGGGCTGACGCGGAGCATTGAGCGCCAGAAGGAGGTCGAGCAGAGGTCGACGAGGCCGTTGATCACCTCGTCGGCCAGCGGGATCCGCGTGTCGGAGGCGCCGTCCCAGGGGAAGGCCGGCTTGTTGCGGTTGGCATCATTCCACTTCTTGCCGTCGTCGGTCTGCCCAGGCCAGCGGCAGTAGCGCACATTCTCGGCATTCTCGACCCGGGCGAAGACGCCGTAGTCGGTGGCCGAGCGCCGCAGCTCCTCGGTCAGTGCGCTGACATTGGGCTCGTCGCCGACCCGTGCCATCACGTCGGTTGCCTGCTTGTAGGAATCTCCTTGCATAGTGAAATGGTTTAGTATCCGCCGCCGCCGCGACAATCAAAGCCCCCGCGGCCTACGAACGCAAGACCGGAGACCAAAAGCATCCCCAGGCAGTCGATGGGATCCTTGGTGCATCCCTTCTGCCCGTCGCGGCCGGTGTGCTCGGAGAGTGCGTAGGTGAGGTTGGCGCAGTTGTCGGTGATGTAGAGGGAGGGCTCGTTGAGCGGGGTGAGAGGCTGGGTGGCGTCGTAGGAGAGGAGCGAGTTGATGGCACTGGTGCGCTGGTCGACGGGCACGCCGGGTGCCGGAATGAATGCCATGGGCTCGTCGAGGGGGTTGTCGGACTCGGCCAGGAGGTCGATGAGCGTGGTGCCACCGGCCTCGGATAGTGCGGGGGAACCGCCGGCCTTTGGGTCGATCAGGCGCATCACGGGCTCGCCGTAGCCGAGATCGGACTCGATCTGGCGGAAGAGGGCGCGGTACTCGGAGATGGAACGGCCGGCGTCGAGAGTTTGCGCGGGGCCGAGCTTGCCGTCGGGCTTTTCGCTGGGCAGGGCCCACTCGCCGTAGTTGCTGAAGTCCGGGAACTCGCGGACCACGATGCGCTTGCCGTCCTCGTACACCAGGAGCCAGAGGCAGAACCAATTCCGGGCGCCCGCGGGGTCACAGACCATGTACAGGGTGCCGCCGGGGGGCACTTTGGATGCTGGAATGCAGTGGATATCCGGGCGGAAACGGGCGAAGGCCTTGCCGATGTTGTCCGAGGCCCAGCCGTAGGCCCGAGTCAGGATCTGGCCCATGGGCGAGGTGACCAGCTTGCTCTTCATCTCGTCGAAAGGGTTGTAGGGGTTGTCCTCCGAGAAGAAGAACACGGTGCGCCGGTTGGTCTGGGGCTGCACCATGGTGCGGGCGGCCTTGCCGAGGGGCCAGGTGGGGAGCGCTTGCTTGCCCTTGATGAGCTCGGCGTCGTGGAAAGCGGAGATTGAGGAGCCGGCGGTGAACTCCTTGTAGACACTGGCGACGCCTTCGAGGGGTGTCTGGGTCACGAGGAGCTTGCCGCGGCGGGTGATGAGGCGGTAGCGAAGGGTGTCCACCCAGGATTGGGGGACCAGCTCGTCACACCAGATCAGGTCGGCCTCGCGGCCTTCGATGGTGTTCTCCGATTGAGTGTAGTTCAGGAAGTCGCAGCGGCTGCCGTTGGGCAGGATGAATGAGCCGTCGGTGAAACCGTTCTTGCGGCTGTAGTTCAGGTAGTGAATACGGCCCTTCTTGGTGGCCCGGAGGGCGACGGGTAGGTAGTTGTAGATCGCGGGCTGTTGGACTGTGACCGAGGTGGCGTGCGATGTGTGGCAGCAGAGGACGCTGGCGTTTTCTTTTTCGATGAGAGTTTGAACCACGCGGCGTGCGGCCCAGAGGGTTTTACCTGCGCGGTTGCCGCCGGAGATGAGGAGCTCCTGGGTGGCCTGGAACTCGGTGTTGGCGATCTCCCAGTGGTCCGGGATGAAACCGTAGGTGTAGGGGTCGGCCTTTTCGAGAAGGACAAGCTGGGTGCGCTTCTGCTTCAGCTCGAGTGCGCGGGGGTGCGAGGCGTCGACCCGGGGGATGACGGGGTGTAGGGGTTGCTCGTTCCACCAAATGGTGTTGCAGGCCTCGGTGCAGAAGCGCTTCTGATGGGGGCCGGTGCGCTGCTTGATGATCTCGAAGGGCTTGGAGCAGGTGAGGCAGAGTGGTTGGCTCATTTATCAATATTTTTCGCTTTGGGGAACCCGTCGACTTTTACCGTCGCCGCGGAATGCCCGACCCCCTCCCCCCGGGG